ATACACAGCCGTCAAGTTCAGGAGCTGGTATGGATAGTAGTTCAGCTCCAACATCAGCAGCTCCTCAATTTAATGTAGTAGGAGCAAGTGGCATTAATCAGGTAGCACAATCTATTAATAACCAATCTAATACTCCAGTAAAAGCTTATGTAGTTTCAAAGGATATAACAACAGCGCAAAGCTTAGATAGGAATATCATTAGCTCTGCCTCTATGTAGTGAAAATAAAACAATCAAATTTTAAATCGTTTATAGGTTATGAGAATCGTGGAATTAATTATTGATAAAGATACTGATGGCATTGATGCCGTTTCCCTTGTCGACTTTCCCGCAATAGAGAGCAACTTTGTCGCTTTGAATAAAGAATACGAAGTTAAGCTTGCCGAAGTAGATGCGGAGAAACGGATATTGATGGGTGCGGCATTAATACCAAATAAGCAAATTTATCGTAAGTACGGGAAGGACGAGTTTTATGTATTCTTCTCAAAGGATACGGTAAAGCAAGCATCCGAATTATTCCTTAAAAATGGTAATCAGTCAAACGCTACCTTACAACATAATAGCAAGATTGAGGGAATGACAGTAGTAGAATCTTGGATTATTGACGATACCGAAAATGATAAGTCTAATGCCTATGGCTTTTCTTTGCCTGAAGGTACTTGGATGATTTCAATGAAAGCAGATAATGACGAGGTTTGGCAAGATGTTAAAGACGGAAAAGTTAAAGGCTTTTCAATCGAAGGATATTTTGCGGATAAATTAGAAATGGCTAAAGAAGAAGAAATTGTTAGACAAATTATTGACATACTTAAAGATGGCGAAGAATAAAACTACATCTCCAGTTGGTGGGGATAGGGCTTGCTTATGCGAGGACGGAACGTATTCGAAAGAATGCTGTAAAGGCGAAATTATTAATCAAGGCATTGGATCATTAGTTGGGCAAGGAAGCGCATCTAATATTGTTAATACCAATGTTCCAAGAACTATTGTAAGCGTAAATTAAAAATATATAATATGAATATCGAAAAATCAGTATTTGGTAAGCTTAATAATAAGGTAGAATTTTCATCTCAAAAATTTGAGTTTGCAAAAAAAGCTACAGCTATTTTAT